AAGAGTCCCCGTTAAGGAACTCTCTTGTTCGGGTTCATACCCTTGGTCTTCTAGATTATTGCGTATGTCATCGTATTCAGCCACTTATTATCACCTTACAAAACTGTCATCATAGTCTGCACTGCTATTTAGTTGATTGCTCGTATCTGTTCCTGCGTTTCCCGATGATAAATCTATGCTAAGACCTATAGCTTCTTTAGGTGTACCGTCTGGATTCTCATATACTTTCTTTCTGTTTTCCTCTCGGACATCGTCTTCGTATTCTTCGTCATCTTCAGGTACTGGATCCCAAGGAGCAGGATCACCCACATCATATATAGAAGAAACTGTTAGATGATATACTGCTACCATATTACCTTCTTCTTGTATATCAAGTTCCATATCAGAAACACTGCAGCCTCTGAGCTCCATCAATAACAATCCAGGGTTGATGAACTGTTCTGATGTCGTGAAACTTATATCACAGATACCTCCGTACTTATTAATAAGGGAAAGGAATTGCAACTTGCACGCAACTAGTTTCGTTTCAATCATTGTAACATTAATCTGTTTGGCTACTACGTTATACTTAATTTGTATTCCCATGGGATTCATCGTATGAATATTCTGTGCGAATCTCACGTTAGTATCTATTTCTGATGCATCAACTCCATATAGAGAACCAGGGGTACTCAGGAAGTCACTCATGTAGTTATCCTCTTATATCTTACCTGCTAGGGCATCTGATAGAGCGTCCGTAGACACTGCCATATTGTGATCTTGATCTGCTGACAACTTGTCAGGATCCATATTAAATTTCTTTGCATTGATATCTGTAGGGCTTCTAGGATGATCCATAGGAGCCTGATTCATAGTCCTATCTTTCTGTCTATTCATTCTTCTGAAGAGCTGAGGAGTAATAATCTCCTTGCCCTGTATACTTTCTGCCATAGCAAGAAGCTTCAGTAACTTAGGGACAGGTTTCTTCTCTAAGTCATCAGGAGTATATGTTGGGAATGCAGAACAAATATTAGCTATGATAAAGTTCAAACTATCAGTTGCTATCTCTTCTCTCGCTTTCTTCATATTGAACAGCAGTTCGTCTGGACTCTTTAATCCAGATTCACTTACTATAAGTTCAGCAAGATCAGATGCACCAAAATCTAGTTGTTCATAATCTATAGGTACAGGATCAAGAACACATATACTACATACAATGTCTTCCATATCTGATGAGTCTATAGATCCGGGATGCATGATCAGTCTATAGTCCTCAGGAGATAGGAGTCTGAAAGTATATTCTACAGTGTTTATTTCTTGAACCAGTATTGTGCCGTATTCTCGTTTAGCTTTGAATAGGTCTTCTGGACTAAGCATCTTAGAGTCTCATTGCGGGTGTGAGTGTGTCTCCACCTGAAACATCCATAATAAGGGAAGAGAGAGTATCCGGCATTAGTGCGGGTTCGTCTGCCCAAAAGAGAGGATCATGAGCGGCTTGAGGATGTAGTGTGCCGTATGATGCAATGTATTCGTTCTGATCATCGGGATCCACAACTTTAGCTTGTGAGAAATGACCCTTGATATTTCGTTTCCATTCGTTTCTACGTATAACACGGTAAACGAATATAACTCCGTGTTCAATACCAGGAACGATAAATGATGTCCAGCCTACATCTGCATATTGTTCTTTCCATGCAGCAACCATTTCAGGAGTAATTTGATTCTGCGCAAAGAGCTCGTCTCTCGCATCATCCATCTCCTTACGTAGTCTAGCTTCCTCTCTTTCCTGAGGACTCATCTTTGCTAGTTCATCATCTGTAAATGTTGGTGGTTCAATCTGTGGTACTTCTGTTGTCTCTTCTAGTGGTATCTCTGACATTAAGTAATTCTCCTATCTATCTTGATGTGGTCACCAGCGTCCTCCCATTTCATCCTATAGTCCTGGAGTCTGAAAGTATGTTTTTCTCTCCTGGTGAGCGCCTTCATCTAATTCTAATTGACCTCCGTCAAATATCCATCTTTTTACGGAGCTAACTTGTCTCATTTCTGCTGATAACCAGTTATCTCTCATCAGAACAAATCTCATACAGTCAGCAATTGTTGCTTGTCCTATTATCTGCAAACGCGTAGCAAGATATTCCTGGTCTCCCATTGATGGAGTAAATGTACCAAACATAAGTTCTTGATATAGTGCAGGTTGATCTCGGGTATACTCTTTAAGTTTAGGATGTATACGTGTGGGTCCTCGGGGCATCGCCTGTAGTACATACGTCTTTCTTGATATGTCCGGTGGAACCAACTTAGTTATACCATTAAGGTAATTTTCTATCTCTTCATATCCTCCTCTGAATGTAGTCGATCCATTTTCATCAGTAATGAGAATGGGGGCATCTCTGAATGCTTCAACCGTTATACCTTCAACTAGTTCAGGTTCGTATGCTTCTGTGGTACCATCATCTTGATTCTGATTGATAGGAACAGTAGAGCTCCCAGGTCCCTTCCGTGTTGTTATTGATGGAGTAAAGGAATATTGTCCTACACTTTCATCCGCTCCTCTAGCGAAGAATGAGTATCTCTCATAGATAGGTTGTCCTGTACTATCGAGTATTCTCTCATCCGAAGTGATGTGAACATCTATAATAGACTTAACAGTACTTGGTGCCTTGGAGTTATTTACATCTCCAAATGTCATCATGATGTTAAATCCGTTTTCAATAAATCTTCTACCATTAGGACCATTGAATATATCAAATTCATCTGCCCTTGGTAATCTATCTTCTTTAGTTTTATTTTGATTCCATATTGCATTTTCGAATTGATCTGTCAGATCTTTAAAACTTCTACCACCTTGATCTGCTGCTTCAGTAAGTACCTGATTTGCAGTAAGTGATGTAACAGTTATTGCTGCTTCATCTTCACCTACGTTATTAGTCTTAGGTGTTGTAGTGATTCTCATTCCAGGATTACGAGATGGATCTATTGGCAGTGCACGAATAGCATCAAACTTCTTTTGTCCATTCCTTTTGACCCCAGATAGAGCATTCTCTACATATTCTCTACCTCTTTGTCCATCTTTCATTGCAGCCATAACAGCATGCAAGTAACCTACTTCTTTAAAGGGTATCATGAATGCGCCCTGTATTATATACTGTCCTTTAGACACTGCATCGAATTGCTCTGAAGCATATCCGTATACTGGTCTCTTAGTAGAGTTACCTCTCCATTCTATAGATGTTACATCATCCACAAGTATATGTCCAAAGTATACTCTGGCTTGTGCTCCACTAAAGAATTCATTATCTCTATATGGTTGAAGCATTTACAACTCCTTAGCTCTAAAGAAATCGAATGGATTGTCCTTGAAGGATCTCGAAGGATCAGTTATAGTTCTATATCTAACTTCTGATTTTCTTTCATCTCTACGTGTAGTTACTTCATCAACCTCACGTTGCTTTGCTGCTATCTCATTACTCAATGAAGTTTGAAGTGCGAATATATCATTTCTATTCTCAATGGTAAAACCAATTCCAGCCATCTCTGCTTGTGCATCAGCTATTTTGTAGATCATCAAGTCCAATTGTACTTGTATCTCTATTACTTTATTAAGCTGTTGCTGCATAGCTGCAAGAGACGCGGATGTATCATTTATAGTACCATCAAGATTAGCAAGTAAGTGATCCTCACTGAATGTTGAACCATTGAATATACCTGCTGAGAATGGAGTGACTCTTGTATTCGCACCACCGGGTGAACCAGTAACCGGAGTCATCATCTCGATGTCTCTCGCTACGAACTGCATTACATTTTCTATGTATAGATCATTGACACCATGAGTCTGTCCTTCATCTACTATCTCCACACCATAAAGTCGCATGACTGCTCCTTTGAATTGGTTGGGTAGTCCGGGTGCATTTCTATTGGGTACTTCATGAAAGTATGTAATTGTTATATCAAATGGGGGTAGTTGGTCGGGAACTACTGTAGTCATCAAGTCATCTGAACCTGATTCAAAATCATATATATCTGCTAGTTGACTAAGTGCATATGTGTCAAACACTGTCCACACCAATGTACCAGCTATAGTTCTGCCGCCTCTAGTATAGCTTCTGGCATACGTTCTACCAAGTGTACGTACAGGATGCTTCTCTCTATGTGTGGAGTAGGATAGTGTAGTTATGTTACCGAGCTCTAGTACCTTGTCCCCTGTAGTAATAACAGGAACAATATCGCAACCAGAGAACACAGTTACTTCTGGTTCTACTGCAGGCTTTGGTTCTGTTGTAGGTTCTGTTGTAGGTGCTGGAGTTCCGTTTGGCTGTCTTCCAAGACTCTGTTCAGCTAGTCCTTGTTCTACTGCTTGATTAAATGCTAATCCTTGTTCTTTTCTTCTTTGGGTTTGTGCGTCTAAACTGTCTCCTGCCGTTTTATCAAATAGTAATCCTGCTCTTTGTTGTAGTAAATCATTTTGCAATTCAGTGGCATCATTATCAATAGTTAAATTAAAGCTAGCTATTTCTAATTGAACTTCTTTTCTTCTTAGTTTTAGTGCATCTAACCTGCCTTGTGCCTGGTCATATTGAAATGAATCGGGTGGAAAGCCGTAATCTCGTTGCGTAATTGTTGTCTGAAGTCTTTGTATATCACTATTAATTTGTTCTATTTCTTTCTTACGTGTATTTAGTTCATTATCTATTGAAGAATTAAGCTGTGCTATTATTTTAGCAAGCTCGTCTCTTGCTTCATCTATCTGATCCTTAACAACAAATGCGCGATCTGATTCCCCAGTCGTATCTAATCTACGACGTAGGATTTCATCTTTACGTATTTGCTCTTGGAGAGCTTCAGCTTGTTGTTGTAACGTTTGTCTATATGACATATAGGAGGGGGAAATGGGGGCTCCGAAGAACCCCCATTTGGTTTAAGTTGTTGGTACGTTCTGTGCCGTATTAGTTCCTCTAGCATTCTCCAATGTCTTCCAGTCGATGATGGATCTTGCAACGAATGTCATCTGACTTTCAATTACAATGTCATCAACTGAAACACCTGAACCTTGGTTCAAGAGTTCTACTCCCAGGATCTGCATGAACATTCTAGTTCCAAGTTCATTTTCTCCTGACAGTACAATGTCGAATGGGGGCATCTGATCAACGTAGTTAACATTTCTTAAGTCCTTGTGGAACAATGTACCTTGCGGTCCAATCTGTCCACCAGCAGCTTCCAACAATCCTGCTGCATCCTCTCTTGCTATATCACTGCCTCTTGATGCAGAGAATTCTCCAGGAGAAGCAACATCTGTGAATTTAGCAAAGTACTTGGCATGTCTAGGTTGATTCTTATCCGTTAGATTGCTTAGAGCAGATCTATCGAAAATCGTAAAGACAAGAGAGCCTGCGATACCTCTCTTACCTCTTGAGTATCCTCGTGGATCAACAGATCCCATCGTATAGATAGGAGCCTTCTCACGAGTCACTGAGTACGATATACCCATTAAGTTACCAATAGGGCGACCATCTAATACAGCTTGTATATCAGTTCCAGCGAAACTAGTATACGTAGATGTATAAGTGTTATCGAGTAAATCGGTGGCTTGCGCCATTGATAGTCACCTTCCTTGGAAAAGGGGTAGGTAGTTAGCCTACCCCTTTTATTTAAATTGTGTCTTGGATGTGTACGGTTGCACGAATTTCAGAAATCTCTCCAACTAGTACTAGAGAAAGATCTATATCAAGAAGACCCTGTGCACGCATCTGTGGAGTAGTTATGATGCTGAAGTCATAACCTAGAAGCGTTACTCCGATCATCTGTTTCAAGCCAGAGTTGATAGCTGTTTGCATAGCGACCTGTGCAGCGTTCGTGTTTGCACTACCGATAAACGGAGTGGCTGCAGCACGTACTATGTTCATAACTGTTCGCACAACTCTTGTTGCCCATTCGTTCTCATACTTAGAACCTACAGCAGCAGTGGTTATACCCTTGACGATAACGTACTCGTTAGGATTACCAATACTTGGTTTCGCAACAACTAATCTTCCACCTATCATGTCCAGAAGTTGTCTTCTTGACAATGGGAACCTCAAGAGGCTCGTACTTCTAAGTGGTTGATTTGTAGCTGCTCTTGTTATGTCCAAGCTAGCCAATAGACCAGCGTAGATTGCTTGACCGTTTGCAGCATACGTAATTCCCTCGAACTTGTTACCGATAATTGGTTCAAATGCTACAACAGATATCAGTCTTTCGTCGAAGTCCCCTATGATGTTAGCTGATCTGGTAAGATCTCCAGGGAGTTGCAATGTAAGTTCCTCAACCCAAGCATTGATTATCTTCGGATCAGTTGAAGTAGGTGAATCTACACCCATGATGACCTGAGTCTCATCAACATTTTGTGTCAAGTTATTGACCAGAGTTTTCAGTATTCCATGATAGTCTGCTGAAACTTCTTGATCAAGTCCGGTACGCTCGTTCGGTATTGTCTTCTTGGTATTAATGTTAACTCCCATTGGTACAATAAAGTCCACAGCGTAGTTCTCTATAGCTTCTGTTGTATCCTCAAGCTGAGTATACAGTGCAGATGCTGATAGTTCATTTCCATTTGAACCTCCACCCAATGACTTGAATGAGGTCAGGTTTGGAAATTCTGGGAGATAAGTGTAATCCACACCAATGATGGTGTCTAGATTATCTACCAGACCTGAAGGATCTGCAGGACCAGGTTGGTTACCCGCATCCAGGAATCTAATTGTAGAATATGTATCCGAACTTGTAGGCGTTCCAACTCTTCCTACAGGATCTGAAATTATATCTACCTGTGATCCAATTTCATAATCAGTTATCTTTCTGTAACGAACTTCTACATCAGAAGGTAATGTTCCACCAAACGTAATGTTCTGTCCACTAATAAAGTATCTTCTCCACTTATCCCAGGCTGCCGATGTTGCAGTAGCTGTTGCTAGTGTTGATGATTCTGAAATTGTGTGAGGAATACTCTTATATGTTACAAAGAGATCCACACCTGCTGGAGGAGCTGTAGTAAATGCAACGTTTCCTCTTGGTGTTCCGAATTCTGTGACAGTTGCTGCTGCAGCATCCCATGCAATTGTATATTCCGTACGTGGTCTACCAACAGTATCAGTGTCATACATTACTTCAAAACTACCTGAAGCGGTAACTGTTGCTCCGTCCCAGTTCTTAAGTCTTGTATCTGTTTCAATAAGATTTCCAATCAACTCTGGGGTTTCTGTTGCTGTATACCCAGTAGTTGTAGTCGTGATAATTTGTTGTCCTGAAACAACAGCCTTACCTACTAGACTATTAAGAACAGGATTACCATCATCTATACATTGAGCTGCATCCCAGTGGAAGGTAGTTGTTGAACCATCACCAGTACCAATATATAGTCCTTCGATAACCTGTCTTACTTCACTTACTGCAGTTGTACCAGATGGTCCATATGAGAAATCTCCATCCAATACTCCACCAGACGTTACATAATCTTTCAATGCTGTCAGTGAATTGTATCCGGATCTATCTGCCATATTCAATGGAGTATTAACGAGAGCTGCAGAACTTCCTCCAGCTACTCGAAGTCTTTCTTTTCCACCATCGGCAATAGAATATACTCTGTTTAATTTCTGTATGTTATTACCAGATGTTACTCCACCGGAAGGTGCAGCATTATCTAGCCAGTTATTTGCATATATCGAAGATCCACCTGCTCCATCGGGATCATACGCATTTGCAAATGGAAGTGTTCTATCTGCAAGAGTAATTGAATGTCTTCCAGTAGAATCTTGATACACACCTGATGCTCTAGGTAAACCGGATGAAGTATCATATCTTACTGCCATTTCAAATCTTGCTGTGAGTTCCCTATACTCAGCTACTACTATATCATTCAGGTTAGGGTCGGCATTGATAGCTGTAACAAGATCAGCTACGTTATGTACGTCTGCTTGCACATTATCTCTATCAGGATCGTAGTCGAACCTTGATGTAATACCAGTCTTCGGATTGTAGATCTCAATGTTTTGTCCATCTCTAAAACCTATTGATATGTGGTTATACACATCGCCAGGCTGTCTAGCTGTTAGTAACAAAGCATATGCTTCGGCATCTGCAGATTCTGCAGTTATACCAGATCCATCCGTTTCAGATATTTCAAGATTTGCTTTTACTCCACCGTCAAGTCTTAATCCACGCACATCTACTATCGCGGAACCTGCACCGATGAATACTTCTTCGATCCCTCTAATAAGTGAGCCACCAGAGTAATTACCCCAGATTGCTTTAGCTTCTTCGACATTTCTAATAGCAACCGGAACATTAGGTGGGCCATCTACTGCCGTACCGATAACCAAGACAGAAGGAGCTCCTTGCAACTGCTGACGCGGCTGTGAGAAGTCTGTGTCCTTCCAAATTGAACTTACCCCTGGAAGATTTGCCAAGGTTAATCGCCTCCTTGGTAAAAGGAATATCTTATTCCTTGTACGACTATGTTAAGAGGATTTAGCATTAAGTTGTCTCCTTAATCCTTTCCTTTACACGAGTTGCCCAGTCAGGATAACTATCTTGACTGCGCAGTTCTTCTAATGCAATTCTTATACTTTTGAGTTTCTCTACCAATTCGTAAGTAACTTCTTCGCTCATAATATAATACTGCACGGACCTTGCTATGATACCATTCCTGAATTTAAGCAGGAACTCATCTCGTAGTCTTCTTTCAAAGTACCATCTTGATACACCGTACTTCTTCAGAGTTCCTACATGAAGCGTCATAGTTTTCATAAATTCAGTAACTAGTCTTTCAGCTTCAAAGTTCGTTTTTGCAAAACAATCAAACTGTATAATACTTTCAAACCTTTGACCGTATGTTACTATTTCTGTTTCTGGTACTTCTAAACCCAACGCAACTTCTTCGTTGTTGGGAATACTTGTTTCCCTCAGTCTCGGTGTCAGTTCTTTACGTGCACCGAACTTGTTACCACTTGTTGACCCAGGACTCATTCTAATAACTGACCATGCTATGGTCTTGTCTGGCATCTGAGGAGCGTCTTCTGTATCTCTAATTAATAGAGAATCAACAAGGTAGTCGGGATATGCTGGTGTAAAAACAATGTCAGAATGTTCCAAATGTAAAATCTGATATATAAGGATCATTGCATCTTCTATAGTGGCAGGTTTCTCCGATCTCCTCATTAAAGTTGGGTGTTCCCAATCTTCAAAATTACTAGGATCGATATCATCTATAGTTGCCGATCTATATTCTTTTGGTGTATCTGCCATTATTGTCTACCTATAACTTCTATTCCACATATACATGCGTAGAATTCAATTCTTCCACCATCACTTCTGAACGGTTCTACTAGATTTATATTCCATGCTTGTAGATATGGTGGTTCTATTCCTGTGGGTTCATCTACTCCTTCGTATGCTATTTCATATATTAAGTCAGACTGTTTAGGAGCTACATTGTGTGCAAGATAAAACTGTCTATATACCACTGGAATATTACCTAAGGGTGTCTCTTGTTCTACTTTGAACCTAGACGCTGTTACTGTCAATGCTCTTTTATTAGTTCTTACTAGTTCATCTTCGAACGGATAGGACTGACCTCCCACTCCTTCACCAGTAGGTTTGTAATAACTTCCCTTCCCGGTTGTTCTATTATAGCTATCTGAATTCTGCGATGTATCGAATCTTCTATATACTACCCAGTAACCGTGACCTTGATTATCCTGGTCACCATTTACAAAGCAATCGAATTCATCGCGGAGATCGATTCCTCTATCTCGGGATCCAAATCTATCAACCTTGATTGTATCTTCTGTTTCTTTTCTAAATAGATCTAATGCCATGATCAACTCGGATAGTTATTTACGGTGTACGTATATTCTCCCCAATGTAATCTTACTGGTAATTGCATTCCACCTAACCACTTCTCGATAAGTTGTCTTCTACCATTACTATCTCTTATTGAAGCGGGGCCCTCACATATGTAAGTGTCTCCCATATCCAATAATCTTGAGTGTTGTGGGAATCCATATTTGCCTCTTGTAGCAACCAATGGTTTAACTCTTCTTCCACCAGTTCTAATAAGACCCATTGCTTCTTTTGCGCATGCTTGTAGATGTTCAATTGTATCATCAAGTAATGCTTTAACTGATGTTACGTCTGCATCTATAGAAAGATCACCTAAGTGTTTCTCTCCAGCCTTCAATGCCATAGCTGAAAATTCCTGACGTATTACATCTACTGCTGTCTGACATGTCACGTAGTCAGTTACATAGTAGGGAACCGGACTATAGACTGTGCCACCATTAAATACAGTGATCTGTCTTGAGTGCTGTAATGCTACTCTACGAATTGTATCGTCAGGAATGTGTTGAACGAAAGGACCAGCAAACAATCTCACAAGTACATCAGTGGTATACATTGGATAAAACTCGGTCATGAATGACATAGTTTCATCTGCTAGAGTTGGAGCAAAGCCCGAAGCTGTTGCACCAGCTTTCAATGTTACTGTATACTCTGCATTGTTTGCAAAGAATGTATCTGTTCTAACTGCACCTGTAGGTAATGCACAATGTATAGCGTTTCCAGATGCGGTAATAAAGTAACCAGAAGGACCACTAATATGATCACCAGTTAAGGTGTATCCAAGTACATCTACTCCCTCTATACCAAAATAGCCCGAAAGGTCAGCAAAGGTACCTGAAGGTGAACCATTTAATACTATTTCTAATGATCTTACATTAGTAGTTATTTTCTCGTCGCCATGTTCTATGATGCCACTAGCGTTTGTTAATAGTGTATTCCATAGAGTAGGAGTTCTCGTTACTGTTGCAGCAGCAGTTCCTGCTGCCCATTCAATTTCTGTCCCTGCTACTAGTTCAGTGTTCGATGTTGTAAAGTGCCAAACAAATGGATCAAGAAGATAATTTCCATCGCTATCTTTAATTCCCGGAGTAGGTACTGTTACCCTATATCTTGTTAGGATCTGTAGATTAGACTCTGGAACCCAAACTACTTGAGTCTGATTACCAGAAGTACTAATAACACCTTCAGGTACATCTAACGATCCATCATCCTCAACAATTGTGAGGGTAAGGGGATTGATAGATGCCTTGTCAATTTTCTCGTTAAACTCTACAAGTATATTAGAGTTAACAGGAACAAGGTGTCCACTAGGAGAATGATCTATAACATGGAAAGGTGTTGCCACTATTTACGGGACCCCTTTTTCTTTTTGATGTCTTTGATGGTTGCTTTACGTATCTTCTGCTTATGTACTGATGCCATTTATTGCACCGATGTTAGAACTTCGTCAGCCTCGTTTGTGAAATCTGCATTTACTCCTTTTTCGACACGCGCATGCTTTTCAATTGCATCTATAAGCTTATCTTTTTCTACTGGAGTAAGCTCTCTACCTTCTTTCTCTGAAATACCAATTACCTCTAATGCTTGCACGATTGCATCTACTACAGCGACCCTAGGCTTCAATGCCTTGTTCTGTCCAGTAGTTTCCAACGCGTATAGAACCTTCAATGGAATTTTTGCTACTCGTGGAGTATTAAGGATTTGCTTTACGTAAGCGAGTACTTGCTTTTCAGTAGTTTCTCTTGCGTGCAGGAATTGATACTGTGGACTATCAGATAGATCGAGTTGATATTCTTCTATCATCATAGGCTCTGGAAGTGACGGATCATATACTTCTATTTGACCTGCACCTATCAGAGTCTGTAACTTTTGTTTCTGTATATCTTCTAACTTAGTCTTATCGAGTATAGCAGTAGTTTTGTTGACTAGAGCATTTAGTTCCAACCCTATTGCAGGATTTAGAAGCATCTGTGCTTTCTTCAAACGTATGTGTACTTGATTTGACTGATCTACTTCTGCTTCTTCTACTTCTACTGTCTTAGTACTAGTACCTCTAGCCATATTGTCCTCACAGTAGCGGGGCTAGCTTTATTGACTAGCCCCACTACTATTTGTTTATATAAAGTCAGTTGACGCCAATGCTGCCAGCGTAACGGAGTTAGTGTTATCGAATACGTAGTTTCTGTCAAGAATTACGTTCTTAGCAAGTGCTACGCCCTTGCCTTGCTCGATAGGCATAAATCCGTATCTTTCACGGAGTTTCAGTCCGTGCATATCTGCGAGTGGTTTGTCGAACTCTTCGATATTCAGTGACTCTCTATTAATCAGAACACCTGTTGCGCTAGCATCTACCATTGCGATAGCTGTAGAAGGAAGACCTGCTGCTGCAGCGAGGTTTCCGCCAGTAGCATCATAAGCCATCCAAGGTGTAACGATCATTGTCAGAGGTGAAGGAAGTCCCTTAGGTGGGATGTTATGTGTATTACCCAATGGGTTCAGAGTATTCAAGAATGCGTTAGCACCATTTCTACCCTGTACGTTTGTTGGATCTAGGTTTTTATTATATTCGCCAGTTGCAGTAGTACGCTGTCCCATTCCGTTGAATTCAGTAGGCCAACCGCCACCTGCTGCACCTGCTGGAATTCTGTTAGAAGAAAGAACTTCTCCTGACATAACGATTTCTCTGATCTCGGGATCCGTAAGGAACATAGTCCAAGCTAGAGGATGTGTAATCCAGTGTGAAGGAGAGAAGCCGCGAGTTACCAAGTATGCATAAAGCTGGAATACATCATTCAGCGTCATGCTACCATTCTGGTCACCAGCAACGTTTCTACCAGTGCATGAACCTTCGATTGATGTCTGACCTGTGTCGTTATCAAAGACAACGATACCCATCTCATCAAGAAGCTTCAAGCCCTTCAGCTCTTTGTGTCTCGCGAAAGCACGACCTGCTGCTCTCAACCAAAGACCAATAACATCAAATTGAGTGTCCTCAATCATCTCGTCGGTAAAGTGAATCTGTATACCAACTTTGTCAACATTTGTTGCTATGATAGAACCCTCACCCATGTCTGGGAAGGCTTCAGGATATTCGGATCCTTCGGGAATGTCAGCGACAGTCATAGCACCGATGGAACCAATCTGTACTTGTCTACCTCTGTCAAGTTCCATGCTTTGGAAAATGTTATTTACCACAACCGCAGCAGGTTCAAGAGCTTCGCGTACAATAGTTGTTACAACCGTAGGGATGAATCTATTAACTTCACCTGTAGTAAGAGCATCCTTCAAGTTCATTGTTACAAACTTGTCGTTATCCTCGTCATAGGCAACACCATTGTTCACAAAGGCTGAGTGTAGATCTTCTATGCGCTGTAGATCCGATGGGTCCATACTGCTCCCATCGGGCAGCTTTAAGTCTCTAATTCTCAAGGTTAAACAGCCTCCTTAGTCGGATGGTGCTAGGTTAGTCCCCAGCACCAATCCGTGTTTATTTAAGCTACATCGACCTGGATTCTTGCGGAACCGATAGCACCGCTTTGTACCATGTCTTTGATGTTCTTTGCAGAAGAACCAAGACTCAAACCTACGAGTGCGTCCTCTGCGAAATTATAAATGTAAGCAGGAATACCATTTGTTTCTGTACCCTGAAGTCCAGAACCAGGATAGGTATCTACAGCCTGCAGTTGATCTTTCGGAAATCTTGCTTCTGTGAATAGAAGTCTACCCACAGTCTGATTTGTGATCGATGCAGAAGCTGCTGAACCGTGAGGTACAAACTTACCGTATGCATCGGATGTCAAAATCTTACCGGCACGCCCATCATAAATGTTAGCAGTACTATCAAAGTAAAAGAAGCCGTGCTTCTTGTAAACCGCTTCGTAACCATCTTCTGTTGAAGCAGAAGGATCACTTGTAACAGTTGCTGCTGCGAAATTAGTAAGCGTCTGTGGTGTAGTATCGCCAAAATCAGCATATGGAAGATCGATCAATCCATCTGCAAGGATACCGTACTGGCTAGCCCATAGATTATAGTTCAAACTCTTACCACGAATATCCTGCATTACGTCCATGAAGGCTACGCCAGCAGGCATATTAATTGGAGTATCAATGAAGTCTGCTGCAGTTGCGAGTGTATTGCTGGCATCTGGAAGTACTGTACCTGCAGTTACATCGTCTGCACTGTATTCATATCTAACTGCTGCTCCACCGTTTGCTGGAATCAAAAGTCCTGCTGCTGACTCGTGATAACCCCAGAAACTTGTATCGATGTTAAGTGCTGTATATGCTGCTCCAGCTACTGTCTCATCATCAAAAACAGGAATGTTACCTGATGCTTCGATATCTGGAATACCACCAGAGATACCTGTTTCTGCTGTTGCTGTAGTCTGATTTGTAATCAAACTAACAATTGTACCTTTTGTAATTACTACCCAGTCTCCGGTCTCAGTATCCTGCCACTGGACAGGAAGAGCTTTCCATGGATAGAAGGCACCAGCCGGACGCATACCACCCTGAGCAGATTGCTCTAGCTCTCTACGGAGTGGGGATGTGTTATACTTAGAAGGGTTACTTCTAATAGGCTGTCTGCGAACACTTTCATTTAAGAATACCAAATCTGACAAGTTAATTCACTCTCCTAGTTAAGTCTATTTATTAGACTTTTTAAGAATTATTCTCTTGATCATATCTGAACCGCTTTCTTCCTTTGTTGAATCAACAATTTTTTCATCAGGATCATTATCCAGAACTGGATTGTCTGTTCCCTGTGTTGGTTCGTCAGGCTTCTGATATGTTCCGAACTTTGTTTCAGCGCCCAATGCGTCGTACGCACTAGCGATCTGATGTCCGTCCATATCCGAAATTACCTTGGAGATAGCTTCCGATCTGTTATCAAAGAACTTCTCTGCTGTGACAAGGTCAGGTAGTTTACCTGCGCTCATCTGTAGATCCACTAGAAGGGTAGCCCTTAGACGTTGAACTAATTGATAGAGTCCTGTGTTCTCATCAACCATTGCCTTCATAAGATCGCTCTCGTCTGGTTGCTCATCTAATTGAGTCTTGAGTGCATCAACCTGAGTCTGTAGCTTGCTTATGGTATCGGACTTCTCTTCGATGTCTTTCTGTACATCTTCTAGTTTTGTTTTAACTGCTTCGTGTTCCAGTACCTTTTCATCACTAAGTAGTTCTGTAAGATCTGCAATCTTCTTTTCAAGGTCTGCAATCTTTTCTGTAAATGAAAGATCCTGGTTGTCATCTGCAGCTTCGAATGATGCTTTCTTCATTAGCACAACTGAAGTAAGCTTGGCTTTGGATCCTCTACCATTGTAGTTATCCAAAATTTCTATTGCAGCATTGATGTGTTCCATGTCAGGAAGAGGAAACGTACTCTTCTTATCTGTATGTGGTCCACAAAATGCATCGTCACCTTCGTAGAACTTATCTCCAAGTTTTTCTTTCATTGCTTCTGCAACATGAGCTGCAAGCTTGAAGTCGTGTGCTGTCCACGCTGTAACGTCTTTCGGTTCCTCTTCTTTCTCGTCTTCTATTTCTACTTTGATGTGTGCTTCTTTAGCTTCACCAGATAGTTCAATAGAATCCCGTATAAGGATTACTTCTTCGCTATCTGTACTATCGTCGTCTCCGACATGCACTACACCAGCAAAGTGATCTTCGGACTGATCTGCTGGAGTATTTACAAATGATACTTCGCTGTATTTTCTCTGACCTACATTCCATACACAAACTTGATCATCATAAGTCTTACCTTTTTCATGATCGCACTTGTCTTCTTTGCTCGATACATTAGAGTCACATATAGAGCATCTAATATCTTTACTTGAGCACGATGTAGATACAGTTAAGTACGTACCGTCAAGTACTTTCTTAATTGCATCGGGGTCGGTAATGAGCGCATCTAGAACAACTACACCAGTTGGACGATTATCTTTATCGTCTCCATCTTGAAGCTGGAGATCTTCTCGTCTAGCATCGTAGACCCTGCCTAGAGGATCTTCCTGATCATTGTGAAATGTCACAACTGGCTTACCGAATGGTTCAAACCAAGACTTCAGGCTATTATCGGTAGCTTCGCCGTCTACATATCGAAACTTGTTCTCATTAACGTAACCCAGATGTGTTGCAGCCAGACGAACATTTAATGCCTTAATATCAGAAGCATCTCTGGTTTTCAAAGCATCGGTCATCTGAACTTTCACGGGATTAACATTTACAAATTTCAATCTTCTGCCACCTCTGTGACTATGTGATTCCAACTTTCAATGTCTAGTGTATTGCCAGCGGGAAGTGACATCATTCTCTCACAGCCTTTAACGGCTGCTTCGAGACCTGTTCTCAAGTCCCAACCTTCTAATGCACCTACTGCAAGAACTGCAGTCATGACATCTCCTGCTCCAACCACTGTTTTAGGTTTACGTTGTCCTGGAAATACTAATCCAAAAGGATGCTTCTTATCATCATAATGAATAGGTTCTTTTCCATTTGTTACTACAACTTGACCTGGGGTCCAGTCTGCTAACTTAGTAATAGCATCCAAAGTATTATCAGTTGATGTTAAAGCTAGAGCTTCTGCAGAATTGGGTTTAATAATTATTTCATCCGTCTTGTATGCATCAAAGAACTCTTTCTTCGGATCTGCAATCCAAGTTCGGAAACGACCTTTGAGGGTCTGTAGTATTGACTCAGTTATTGATCCCTTTGCGTAGTCGCTAGTTATTAACACTTCGCAACTATCAGGTATATCTTCAATCATTTCTAACACATGTTTATCATATTTCCTAAATGCATTAAAATGAGGATCTAAGTCAATTCTGGTTATGGTTTCATCTCCACACATGTATCTATCTTTCTTACAGTCGAGATCAATCCATCCTAATGTTGTACCATCTATTAGGTATTTCTTTAAGGGAGCATGTGCTCCACTGTCATCTAATATGTTAGTTCCAGTCATACCAATTATAATAGTTGGTATTCCCATTCGAGCTAGACACATTGCTACATTGCCTGCTCCTCCAGGACTAGAGTGATCAAAGATAGGGTTAACTATACATAAACCATCGTGCTCTGGAGACTTCTTTGTTGTTGCTTGATAATATCTGTCCAACATAATGTCGCCGAAGACAACGACTTTAGGACTTACCATATTTCTATAACTCCATATTATCCTTTACTTTATACTCACTACATAGCCCCATAACTTTTTTTGGGGTACAATTAATTTGCAGTGCGACCAGGAACTGTCACCAAACAGTTACAATTAGGGTGCGAACTTCCTGGTGGAATGTCCAAGGAAGTTAAGTTATCAACGACTGGAAATGTTCTTGCTCCTTTGTTACATCCAGGACATGCAGGAATCAGAAGTTCTTGTTGTCCTTGGGCTTGGAACATTCTTGCTCTACCAAAATTGTAATCTCTCATCAATGAAGTAGAAAGATTCATTTTAATTCTATGGTGATATGTGTCCATGATTGCAGACACAGTTGATGCATCCAAAGAATCTGTAATATTTTTTTGATTGATCTTACGCGCAACTGTTCTCGCTAACTTTTGTAATGACTTCTTAGCTTGTGTAATTGTATCCTCTACATCACTTTGCATCAATGAAGCTTGATCATTATCTATGATAACATCATCAGTGAGTACACTATGTGCACCTTGAATATATGCATTAGTAAGTATAGGGGCGAGTACACCAATAGAGTCATCTACGAATTGTTTCTGAACTCCATCTATCCACACGTCATCCATCTTATCATCTTCACTACCAAGTATAGTAATGAAATCTGTTCTCATAGTTTGCCAGTGAGAATCAATAATGTTTGACGAATGACTCATGCCCAATTCGTTCAGTACCGGAGTATCAAATGTATCTTGTAGTTGTAGTTCATCATTCAGATCCCCATCCTGAGGTATACGAGGAGATGCGAGTTGGGTCCCGTGTTGATTAGTGGGAATGTCCTTACTCTGTGCACTTCCATTTCCACCTACTGTACCTTTCAACATAAGTGTAGGCATAGTAACGTTCTTCAGATATGTATCTGCTTCTTGTGATCCAGTGAACGGTTCTTTACCAACTGCAAGTCTTGCTTCTTCATGTGTGATCATGCCACCTTGATACAGAAGCATATTATGATTCTCGCTCTTTATCTTCTCATCTATATCAATTGAAGGTATGAACATTGTTACTTTATTAGTAGAGTTGTATTCGTCGTACGCGAACCCACCTTCAGAAAGGAGTTCTTCCAGTATGAATTCATTAACGAACATCTTCAGTACATCTTGAAACTCTTCTACTGTGTCGCGAGTATCTTGGGACATAGTAAGTGATGTACCTCGTGAGGAACTATCACCCTCACCCCAATCTACAGATGAAAGATGTAACCCTCCACGTACACGCTTCATAAAGTAATCAAGATACGTCGAAGCATCAATTGCTTCACCCTCAGCACCTATAACTTTTATCTCATGTCTCTCGGGAGTAACTAGAGCACCATTGAATGGCATGTTATCTACAGCATACTGTAATTCTTCTAGCTCTTCAGGTTCAGCTCTATCCTCGGTATCTCCAACAACATATTGATATAGTGGGACTGCGTGCTGATATACAAGTCTCTCGATATGTTCTTCCATACCTCTCAGCGCACGTATGTCATCCAGCACAGATATAACGTACGGAGTACCAGTACTTAGTCCTACCTTTCTGTCTTTATGGAAGTGAATAACATCTTCAGGCTTGAACTTCGGCCATTGACTTCTAGGATAGCCAGGTACAACCTGTCGATACATTCTTACTTTGCCGTGCTCGTCTTTATCTATTTCAATAGTAGTTGCGCACATAGGATAGTATGCTGCTACTGGTTCTAGTTCTTTATCGTCGAATGTTCTACGATTCATTCCACCAGATGATTCCTTCTTACGTACCTTTACTATATATGCATTGGAATAGGTTACTAGTTGATCAACAAGGTCCTTAATTAGTTGTTCAGTAGGTATACCACTTACCATTGCTATTTGCTTGAATCTCTGCTTGATATAAGCTACCGCATTAGGATTCTGTCCCACCCACTCAAACTTATTCTTCAATATGAGTGTACATAGTTTCTCGACAGATCTGCGGAACAACGGTTCTCTGTCTATAGCATTAGCTACATCGTTAAGATTATAGTCAGGGCCCTTGAATGAGTTTCTATATTTTGTTCCATTATATGCTAGACCTGGAGAGTTAGCACGCACAACGGGTCTCTTCTTCCGGACAGTCTTAGGGACTTCCTTATGAGAAGGCACATCCATTATAGCTATGCTATCTTTAGTATTGTCGTCAAAGTCAAATGCTGCCATTATTACCCCAGTCGCGTTAATGTATCATTTATTTCAAATAACAGTTCGTCCGATATGACCTGAGTACAATCAGCTAGTGTTTCGACAGCACGTATCTGATTATTCACGTCATCTATTATTGCATTGTTTCTCTCTTCATCTGATAGTAATCTATCATCATCTCTACTTATAAAATCTGGTATGTTATCCAGATTCTCTTCTATCCCATCTCCATCAAGACCAAACTCTTCTGCAAGGAAACCACCAAGTTCATCTCTCGAAGGAAACAATGAATCGATCCCTGATCTTCCTGCCGGATGATTCACACTAGTTATATCATTAAGAGGATTGGGACTGGCAGCTATTGCTTCATCTGTAAGGTTAATGCAGAGGATTCCTTTATCTAATCCTGAAATTACTTTATCTATAGTGTGTCTGAAGAATCGTAAGTTCTGTAGTACTTCTACTTTTCTGAGATAGCATCCTGCTTGACCTATAATAGGAACGCCCTTGTTAATAGCTATTCTAGACTTAACGGCATTCAATGCTCTGTTTATGTTTTTAGCTCTATTCTTAAGATCTCCTGTTCTCTCAGCCTGTCCTTCTACTGTAAGACTATCTTCAATTTCAGCATCCGTTTCATCTCGTTCTCTTTTAAGTTCCTTTAACTCTTTATCTGCTTCGTCAAGAGAAGAGCAGTTGTATTTCATTCCTATGCTTTCTTTTATATTGTTCTTCCAGTCAAGTATATAGGAATCAAGTTTAGCGAATATACCAGTGATAGGATGTGTTATCGTTTTAAGTATAAGATCAATAAGTGCATTGAAGGGCCAGCATCTTGCGAAGACACTATCTCTACTCTTACCAATTAACTCAAATACTTCTTCTCTCAGATATTGTTGTAGTATATCTAGTGTAGTAATAACTGCACCAATCACAGCTAACATTATAGAGCCCAGTATATCAACAGAACCTTTAAGGTGCGTATCAATATCCTTCTGCAGGAAGTTGATAAGTAGGTCTATTACACTTCTCATCTGATGGAGTATACCAATATTCTTCTGTATTCTGTAATCTTTAGTAAGTCTTTGTATCTTATCTAGTCCACCAATAGCTGCAAGGTTACGTATAAGACAACACAGTACAACTGGATTCTTTGTCCATGAACGAAGTATTCTCTCAGCCTGTAACATGAATCCTTCAATAGCAGGTCTTACTGCTGCACTATAAGCATTCCATGACTTAGGTACTTCTCTAGGAGGACCAGCAGTATGCGAGTTTGTATTAGATTGCGCAATGCGTCTTGCAGGTTCAGTAGCTGCTCTAGCTTCTAGGGTCTTCCTTCCAAGACTCTCTTCAGCTAGTCCTTGTTCTACTGCTTGATTAAATGCTACTCCTTGATCTTTTCTTCTTTGGGTTTGTGCGTCTACT